TACGGCTACAAAGCGCATGTAAGTATCGGGTGGATTCGTGCGAAGGAACGTTTTAGGCCAGACAAAAGGCATTTCAAGGTGCGCAGATTTTGATTGATTTGCATCAATAATCGCGTGTGGGAGCTGAAAACGTAAATTAGAATCATAGGAGAAACCAACGCCAAGCATACCTTGATGGAAGCGCGTTCCATTAACATCGATTTGAATGTGGATAGTAGCACGGAAATGTTGAAAAGCATATACATTTGAGCGTTGTTGTGCGGAGACGAGTAAGTCCCAAGGAATATTGATGTTCATAATAGCAGCAAGGGAATCGACAGCCCAATTGACATTAGTAAATTGGAATCGTCGCGCAAGCAATTTGCGCATGTCCCATCTATCATCGGGCGAAGGGAAATGTGAATTTGCATTAACCTCAGGTGGACTAGTGTTAATGAGTTCGTCAGGAATATCCATTGTTGTTGCTTGGGCTTCAAGGTCGTACTCAATCGAATAGGTAGTATCAGACATAAGATCAACAGGAACACTTACGCGTTGATGTGTACGAACGTAGAACTGTGCCTGGTGTTGATTAAGCGTATCATAGCAGCCAGGTTTATCACTGCTACTAGGAGCTTGATCGTCTTCAACTGTGAGGTAACGTTCAATTCGGTAGTAGCGAGTGCAATTAGCTTCGGGTATTGGAATGTAAGTTTCGATTTCGCCATTACGAAGATCGAAAACTGCAGTAAGACAAGAAGTTGAAAGTGGATAAGCAAAGAATCCAGGCGGTAGCAATCCAACTTTATGTGAGAAGAGTAGGATTTGGGGATTATTGTAGGTGAAGATATTCGGATTCTGTTCGACTACGCGTGCAAAGGAAGTGTTATATACTGCAGAGCGAATGAGCCAAACAGTTCCAGCGTCAGCAAGAAAGCCATGTTCATCAGGGAAGGAAGCAATAAGGGGGTCTTTCAAATATGCACCAATGTCAATCATAGCTGCATCAAGTAGTGATTGTGTCGTTGGTGTTGCGTCAATATCAAAGAACTTAATGCGTGTGAGAAGAAGTGTCTGTTCATAGGTGGGTAACATTGGTTGGGAGCATACATGTTCTTCAAGCTTTTCAAATGCATCAAGATAGCGATCACGAAGGGTGTTATAGTAATCGCGTCCATGCCAGAAAGCGAAACGAAGTGCAGCTTCACAAACAACAGCTGTTTGTTGGTAGTTATCGCCACCGCGCTGAGTCCAGCGAGCTATGTCTTCAATAAGCACTTTATCAAAGCGTGGTGTATAGTAGCCGTTAAAGTCGTCGGTATCAAGCACAGGGCACTGTTTTAGGATGCGAACTTCGTCAATTCGTTTCAAGGATGCAGCTGAAAGTTTGTCTTCAGATGTCATTTCTCGGCCATTCTTGTTTACTTGAGCGATGTGTTTCTCGATGGAATACCACTGAGCAGCGTCAACGGAGAAAGATTGAATGTTATCATCGCCATAGCGTTTAATAACGAAGTTAGAGCGGATGTAATTAGCGTCAATTACAAGACCTTGTGGTGCTAGGAGTATCATTACATATAGGTCTTCAAGTGCATTACCGAGAGTATTGACCATTGTAGTGCCAGCAAAGCCAGAGTTTAAGGAGCCGTTATCAAGGAATAGATAATTACGCCAGTAGTGGTATGTGTAGCAAGCATCGTCGCAAAGCGTTCTGCGGAGGAGATCAAAGCCGTCACTGTAAAAATAGTTGAAAAATTTACAGACGCCTTCGATAAGTTGTACAGGGAAAGAGCCGTCATTATTGCGGTAATCGGTCGCTATAATGTTTGGAAAACGCATGACTTCAGTAATCATGTCGTGGAATTCCCGAGAGTTGATGTCAATGCCCACTATCGAAAGTGAACCATGACGATGGTCTTCAATCCATTGTATCAGGGATTGGAAATATTGTCGGAAAACAATAGAAAAGTCAACGGGAGCGCCACATATAGCACGGGTAATCGAGTTCTCAACTTTACC